CAGAGAAAACCCAGAGAAGCCAGTTAAGTCCATTAAGGCAGCTTTTGGTGGGTATATGGCAGGTGAAGATAAGGCTACCGAAATTGTACTTGAGAAGCTTTGGAGTCTAAAGAAGGTTGGAGTTTCTTTTATTATTATTGGTCATGTTAAGCAACGTGAACAAGAAGATGTTTCTACCGGACAGAAGTGGACTTCTTTAACAACCAATATGTCTATGAGAGATTTCAATGCAATTAAGACCAAACTTCATTTCTTAGGTGTGGCTTCTATTGATAGAGAGATTGTTCAAGAGAAGACTGGTAAGAAGGACAACAAGGGCAAAGATGTTACAAAGGGTGTAATTGCAAAGGAAAGCAGAAAGATTACATTTAGAGATGATTCTTACTCTATTGATAGTAAAAGTAGATTCGCAGATATTGTTCCAGAGATTGAATTTACACCTGATGCTCTTATTAAGGCAATTACAGATGCAATCAAGAACGAACTTGATAAGAGTAATAGAGATGTAGAAGATGTTAAAAAGGAACAAGAAGCTGAAGAAGCTGAGAGATTAAAGGAAATTGCCAAGGCTGAAAAGGATAAAAAGGAAACCAAGAAGCTTGAAGATGTTGTAAGTAAGATTACGGATTATATTAAGGCAAACAAGTCCGATATGGATAAGATTAAGCCAATTATTGCGAAGGCAAAGGAACTTGGCTATGATAATCCGACTATGATTGATAACATCGAGGATGCTAAGAAAGTATTAGTATTGATTTAATAAAACGAAGGAGGAATTGAATTGAGAAGCAATAAAATGACGAGTATTGAAAAAGAGCAGTGGGATAAACTGTATCAATATGTAAAAAAAGAAATACTCTTATATGATGATTCTCAGTCAATTCCTTCTAGTCTTGTATTAAGACTAAAAGGGTTGACGAAAGGGAAGTATATAGAGAATAAGAGCATAGAGGATAAAGCCGATTACTCCTATGAAATCATATTATATACTTTCCAAATTTGCAAACCATCAATTATGAGTGCTTTGGCAAACAGAACTTTTGATAATGAATCCTATAAGTTTAACTATATATGCAAGATAGTTGAAAACAATATTAATGATGTTTATTCAAGAGTAAACAAAGCTAAAAAGACTGAGGAGAATATTAAATCTATGGACACAAGTAATTTATCTCATAGTGGCGGTTCATATCAAAAGAAGACAGAAGAATTAAAAAACAAGCGACTAAATGAATTGTGGTAAGGCGGTGAATGTTATAGCTACAGCAACAAAAACTACAAAAGGCAAAAAGTTAACAGCCTTCGAAGAAGAATTAATTGATGCTATTAAGAAGGTCAACGAGTACAAAGAAGGATGCGAAGCTAATATTGTAAGTATATTGTACAAGAATCCGGATGCTATATTTGAAACAAATCTTAGTTTAGATGAGTTCAATAATAACATTTGGAAAGTTTATTGGACGATAGCAAATGATATTGTAAAGATTGAAAAGAAAGGGTCTTTGGATGATATCACCGTTGGACTATATCTTGAAAAACACTCAAAGTTAAGAAATAAATATGAGGAATATGGTGGTTACGATACAATTATAAATGCTGGTGCATATGTTAAGACTGAAAATCTTTATGGATACATTCAAGAGCTTAGAAAATGGAATAGTGTAATAAAACTTGCAAAGCGTGGATGTCCGGTAAAAGACAGACTTAGTGATTATTGTGATATGACTGCTGAAGAAATTTACAATGAATGGGAAGCATTCATAAACGACATTTTTGTTAATGTGGACTGTGATGTAAAGAGCTACGATATTTCACATGGTATTTATGATTTAATTGAAAAACTCAATGAGGGTTTAGCTATAGGTTTACCATATAACAATATGGATATCATAACAAAAGAAACCGGTGGTCAATATCTTGGTTCTATTACATTGGTAGGTGGACTTAGCAACGTTGGTAAATCAACTTTTGCTCGTAACGCAACTATTCCAACTGCAATTAAAGAAAAAGAACGAGTTGTAGTTATGGTCAATGAGGATGGAATTGAAAAGTGGCAAAGAGAACTTATTATTTATGTTGCAAATAACATCATAAAAGAAGATGTTCAGAAACATATTTTGAGAGATGGTCATTATCAAGATAATACGAAAGCACTATTATATAAAGCTGCTGATTGGATAGTGGAACAAACACAAAATCATTTGATAACAGTAATTCCGTTTGAGAGATATAAGACTAAGACTGCGATTAAAACAATTAAGAAATATGCAAGCATGGGTGTAAAATATTTTATTCTTGACACATTTAAGATGGACGCAGGTGATGTAAGTGATAAATCATGGTTGGAAATGCAACAGAATATGGTAGAAATCAACGATGTTATTAAGCCTGAATCGAAGAATTTACATATTCTTATTACGTTCCAATTAGCAAAAGGTAGTGTTAAGCAGAGATATTACACACAAGATAATATTGGTATGTCTAAAAACATTATTGACCCAGCCTCTACTTGCATTATGATCCGTGATTTATATGATGACGAATATACGGGAGAGAAAAGAGAATTAAAAGTATATAGGCTTGAAGGCAAGAATGGTAAAACAAAGATACCAGTTAAACTAGATAAGGATGTACATTATCAGATTGCGTTTATTATTAAGAACCGAGAGGGTTCTGCCAATAGATACCAAGTAGTATTTTCTCATGACATGTCTAGAAATGTTATGAAAGAAGTTGGTATCACAAATGTTCCAGTAGATTTTTAAGGTGGTGAAAATATATGACCGTTCTTGAACTTAAAAAATACATTTTTCAAGAAGGTAAAATTGAATTTATTTTAAATGAGATTGGGTGCGGTCATATAGTGTACCACCCAACAAAAGAGTATTATAGTTGTTCTAATTGTAATGGCGATAATAAAGCTGCTATCAATATTAAGAATAACGAATATTTAAATTGCAAAAATTATACGAGAGAAAAAGAATTTGATGAGAATGCAGACTTACTCACATTAGTTCAGTATAACAAGAGCCTGGATGATAAGAATTTCTCATTCTTTGATACGGTCAAATATTTACATAAATTATTAGGAATACCTTTGACTATGAAGAAAAAAGAGGAGAAGAAGGAAGTGGTTGACCCTCTTTATATTTTTAAAAAGGTCAAAGGAAGAAAGAAAAAACAAAATGTACTTGACTTTCAAGTGTTAGATGAGTCTGAATTGCAAGACTTTGTTCCTCATGTGCATATAGACTTCTTCAGAGAAGGAATTATGCCTTGGAGTGTTAAGAAGTTTGGATTGGCATACAGTTATAAGTTCAAAAGAAATGTAATTCCATTAAGATATTGGCTTACAGGCGAACTTCTTGGTTTTAATATGAGAACATCTGTTGAAAATTATGAGATGTTTGATATTAAGAAATATTTTATAACACCAGGATATCCGAAACAGTTGAATTTATTTGGTCTTTGGGAGAATAAAGAATATATCGAGAAAAAAGGATATGTGACTGTCTATGAGGCGGAAAAATCCGTATTAAAAAGAGATAGTTTAAATGATAGTACTGGTGTTGCTGTTAGTGGACATGAGATATCAGATGAGCAAGTGAAGATTCTCATTGGATTGAACTGTGAAATTATCATTGCTTTTGATAAAGATATTGATATTGACCATATAAGACATTGCTGTGAGAAATTTTATGGAATTAGAAAAGTGTCCTATATATGGGACAAATATGATTTGTTAGGAGATAAAGATAGTCCAGCAGATGCGTCAAATAAGATATTTGAGTTTTTGATGGAATATAGGATTATATACGATTACGAAGAACATAAGAAATACGTTAAAAGTTTAGAGAAAGTAGGTGCTTAATGGGAAGAAAAACTGGTGAAGAGTTAGAAGAAATTAAGAGGAAGTATGGGGTTGACCGTTTATGGTCATGGAGTAGATTTAACTCATATCATAACAGTCAATATGAGTATTTTCTTAAATATATAGCGAACAAAAACGAAGACAGACAAGATTGTATTTATACAGTTACCGGCGGAATGGCTCATGAAATTATGGAAAATTTATATTTAGGTAAAAGTAAATATGAAGATATGGATGACGAATTTGAAGATGCGTGGATGACTGCCGGTATTGCAGAGCTTAAGTTTGATAGAAATGACTCTGAAAAGAATAAGAAGATTTCTGATAAGTATTATAAGAATTTAAAGCATTTCTTTAATAACCATATTATGATTCCACATAAGGTTGAAATTGAACGATTTATTAGTGTGCTGATTGGTAAAAATGTATTTCAAGGTTATATAGACGTTTGTTTTAAAGATGATGATGGATGCTTCAATATATTAGATTGGAAGACATCTAGTATATATAAAGGTGATAAGGCATTAAATGAATGTGGTCAGTTAGTGGTGTATGCAATTGGTTTACATCAGATGGGTATTCCATACGAAAAGATTAAGATTTGTTGGAACTTCTTAAAGTATGTAAAAGTTGATTGCGAACAAGCAAATGGTAAATGGACTACTAGAGAAATCGACAGATGTGAGATTGGTAACAAACTTCAAACCAGTGCGAAGATGTGGCTGAAGAAGCTTGGGTATGAAGATAAGTTAATTGAGTATCTTGATATGTTAGAACAAACAAATGATATTAAATGTCTTCCAAATGATGTTCGAGAAAAGTATAAGTTCCATGATTGCATTGTTTGTGTTGATTTAACTAATGAACTTATTGAAAGATGGACTACGGAAATTATCAATACTATTGATGAAATTATTGAGAAGGAAGAAAAATATGAAGTCGAAAGAATGATTGATATTGAGAATGCTGAAAAAATCTTTTTTGACACACCAGAACAAGTGGAAAAACAGAGTTATTACTTTGCTACATTGTGTGCATATTCTCCGAATTTACATAAACCTTACAAATTATATTTAGACAAGCTTGCCGCACAAAAGGACGATGGTAGCTTTTTTGGTGGTGTTGGCTCTGACACAAAAGAGAAGAATGATAGTGGAGACGAAGATATGTCTTGGCTAAATAATCTATAAGAGGTGATAGATTGAGATATAACAATTATCATAAACACACATATTATTCCAACTTAAGAACACTTGATACTGTTACTTCACCAGAAGCATACATGCAAAGAGCTGTTGAATTAGGTCATACTACTTATTTTACTGGCGAACATGGGTTTCAAGGTAATTTATATGAAGCACAAACTCTATGCGAAAAGTATAATTTAAATCCAATTTACAGTGTGGAAGCATATTATGTTGATAATATTTCAGATAAAACAGACCGTAAATCATACCATATTGTATTAGTTGGAATGACTAAAAGAGCAAGATATGAAATCAATAAAATCATGTCTATTGCTAATACTGAAGGATTTTATTATAAACCTAGAATTGGATTAAAGGAATTATTATCTCTAACTCCTACTGATACTATTGTTACTACTGCCTGTGTAGCAGGTAGATTATCAACTGCTTTCCCTAGAAAAGATGAAAAGGGTAATGATATTATTGATACAACATGGTTGGATAACTTTTTGATTCCGGTAAAACAACACTTTGGTAAGAACTTTTATTTGGAAGTGCAGAGCCATAAAACTCCAATTCAAATGACATATAATAAGATGCTTTTGTTTATGCATGAGAAGTATGATATTCCATTGATCCATGCAAACGATAGTCATTACATATATGAATCGGATTCATATTATAGAGATTTGTTTTTGAAAGCAAAGGGTATTTTCTATGAAGAAGAAAGTGGATTCATATTGGATTATCCTGATTATGATACGATTTTGGACAGATATAGAAAACAAGGTATATTAACACCAGAACAAGCAAAAGAAGCTTTAGATAATACGCTGATATTTGATAACGCAGAACCAATATATACAGATAAAGAATTTAAGATTCCTAAAGTTCCCAATGAGTTCATCAAAGAAGAGTTAGGTGATGGCTTCTCAAATGAAGATAGTGACAAGGTGTTAAGAGAGATTATTTCTAGAGCATGGAAGGATAAGAAGAAAAAAACGAACCCTAAAAGAGTAAAAGAATATACTGATGCCATTTATTACGAAGTGGATATTGTAAAGAATTGTGGTATGGCTGATTACTTTGTTCTAGACCATATGATTATTAATAGAGCAGTCAATAAATATAATGCAGTATTAACACGTTCCGGTAGAGGATCTGCTGTATCATTCTTGATAAATAATCTTTTAGGACTTACAGAAGTCGATAGAATTAAAGCACCTACAAAGCTATATCCTACACGATTTATGAGTGCAGAACGTATTCTATCCAGTCGCAGCCTCCCGGATATCGACCTCAATTTTGCCAACGTAGAACCAGCAATTCAAGCTTCTAAAGATATTTTAGGAGAAGATGGAATCTATTATATGGTTGCATTTAAGCCATTGCAACGTTCTTCTGCTTTTAGATTGTGGTGTAAGGCTAGAGGATATGCAATTGACGAGTATGACGAAGTTGCAAAATTGTTAGGCGATAAGGATTATACTGATGAACAATTTAAGACAGATAATAAGAAATGGGCTATTGAATTAGAAAATAGCAAAGTGTTTAGAGGAGTAGTTGAATCAGTAGCACCATCTCCATGTTCATTCCTTCTTTCTAATAATCCTATTTCAGAGGAAGTAGGATTGATTAAAGTAGGGGACGTTATCTGCTGTGCTATGGATGGTTACAATTGCGACGTATATAAATATCTTAAGAACGACCTTCTTACAGTTAAAGTATACGATATTATTGATAAGACCTATAAGTTAATCGGTAGACCAATTGATGATATTGCTACATTAGTAAATAACTGTGACGATAAAGTATGGGATATCTA